GCAATTCGGGATGTAGCTCAGCCCGGTAGAGTACGCGTCTGGGGGGCGTGTGGTCGCAAGTTCGAATCTTGTCATCCCGACTACCGATAGAATAAGTCACTGTAATACAGTGGCTTATTCTGTTTTTAAGAAAATAGCCGGGACGAAATCGGGACGGTCATTATTAACGTATTTGTTTTTGCTGAAGGGCAAAGACAAATAAAAAAAAATGCCTACACTCAAAGAAATACAAAGTTATACACCTCCTGTTCTTCATACAGGAAAAGACTGGTATATCGACTTTTACGCATTCAGCCCTGTACATGGCGCAATGCGACGCAAGAAAATCAAGTTAAATTTTATAGAGAAAATCACGGAACGGCGCAGGTATGCGAAGGACTATATGAATCGGCTGTCTGAGAAGTTATCACTCGGATGGAATCCTTGGATTGAACAGGAATATAGTAACGCATACATGCTTTTTAAAGACGTCATCAGCAAATATCGCACGTTCATAAACAAGATGTTGAAAGATGGCCATTACCGCCCTGAAACCTATAAATCTTACAGTTCTTATCTTTATAATATAGAACAATTCAACGAACGGAAGAAGGTTCCTATTACCTACATCTACCAGTTTGACAAAGATTTCTGTGTTATGTTCCTGGACGAAGTATATATAAACCGCGATAACACAGCTTTCACACGCGATAATTATCTCGGTTTCCTCAAGTCCTTTTCCACATTTTGCCTGAACCATAACTATATTACAAAGAATCCAACTGAAGGTATCAGTAGCCTTGGACGAAGAGGAAAGAATAAAACCAGAGCTGTGTTACCTGAAGATTTACTAAAGAAGGTTTACGACTATTCAAGAGAGCACAACCCGCACTTCTTGTTGGCAAGCTATATCCTTTACTATTGCTTCATCCGCCCGGCAGAGATGGCAAAATTAAGATTATCCAATATAAACTTGGCAAAACAAACCATTTTAGTTCAGGACACAATATCGAAGAACAGGAAAGATGGAACCATCACTTTGCCTACAAAGGTAATTCACCTTATGCTTGACCTAAAAATATTTGACTATCCTAATGACTATTATCTATTTTCCAACGAGATGAAACCCGGCAAAGACGAGAAATCAGAGAAAATGTTCCGCGACTGGTGGACACGCCATGTTCGAAAAGACCTCAAGTTATCGGATAAATATAAGTTTTACTCGCTAAAAGATACCGGAATTACAAATATGCTCCGCCATAATGACGTATTGAGCGTGCGTGATCAAGCACGACATAGCAGCATTCTGATGACCGATATCTACACGCCACATGATATCCAAGAAGCTAACAGTCTAATTAAAAACTATCAAGGCGATTTTTAAAGCAAAAGCCCTGACCGTTACCAGTCAGGGCAAACACTTATCAAATAATAAGCATTACTTCTACAACCACAAAGATACTACTCCTCTACCATTGCCACAAGTTAAAAGTAACTCCAGCGCCAACATACCAACCGGTAGGATAACCATAACCAGCTTGTAAGCCAATTCCCCACCTTTTTTGCTTTACTTTTTCTTTCAGGTAAAAGCCCTTTGAGAAGATATGAAAACTATCCAACTCAGCCCTATACCCCGATACCCAGGCTTCAAAATCCGCCTCTTTGTAATGCTTCTGAGTAATAGGAATAATCACCTCTGCGCTATCCCTTACCGCACTATCCAGAGCTTTCTCTAAGGTTGTATCTGGTAATACAGGCAGTTTCACCACCTCATAACGGATAATGACACTATCGCGGGGTATCACTGTATCATATCGAATGGTATCATAAAAAGGTATTGTGTCATAATATGGCAAATTATGCACCTTCTCATCACTACATCGGTAAAGCAAACCTATTGCCAGGAGCACAACCAATATCCACGGTAACGTTTTCATAGTAATTCCCATCCCTTATATATATCCTCCATCACGGCCGGAATGCCATTTTCCACCTGAGATATCGCAGCAGCAAAAGCACACATGGCAGCCTTATCATTGATGTCAGGAATATAGCTATTAGGTACCTGCATTTCCCTGCACACCTGGTTGATATAACCGGATGTATTGTTCTCCACCACCGGCGCCCATCTGTTGATGAAATCTGCTATCGTCTGACATCCCCATTTAAGGCGGTAGTTCTGGAGCGTCCGGATTAATGCACGATATCCATACGCCATTTCAGCAAACTGAAAGAATGATTTATCTTCCTGTTTCTCCCTCAATCCCTGCCATTTATCCTTTGTGATTCGGATATTTCCGGGATTACAATTTCTTAATCCTCTTGGTAAACTCATTTATGGTCCTCCTCTTTTATAAAACCTATTCTACGACGTGGCGGAATACGCCTGTGACACTCATTGTCCGGCATTTCACACCTATTATATTCAGCATCCTTTAGCTGAAGCTCAATACCATGTCTCTTATGGATTTCCTCCAGCTTTGCCTGTTGCTCATGCCTGAGTTCAATGTAAAGAGCATCAATCTTAGCATCACGTTGAGCGATGCGTTCTTCCAGCCAGGCAATCTGTTTACGTTCGTTTTCATTTTCCGCTGCATCAGCAGCAGCATCTTCTTTGCGAGCATTCGTCTTTCGATTTGTCCAGAAAGTTGTACCCCATCTTACTGCTTCCCACCCACCTAAAGCAGCAATTAGAGCTAGCCATTCATTTAATCCCATAATTATTGACATTATCTAATTTATTAATACTACCTTTGTTGTCTAATGATTTTTAAACTCATTAGTAATTTTGTCGTTATCCCGCCTGGCTTGTGAAAGTAGGACGGGACTTTTTACTGTATTTAGATTACACCAGCAGGTTGTTAGTCACACCGTTTCTATTTCTATTATATTAACCGGATACCTATGCGTGCCAGTTTTTCCCTCCATTCTTCCCCAACGTAATAAGAATGAATCCTCAACCTCTACCTCAAGTTCGAGCCATTGTTCCAAATTATTTCTAATATCATAACTAGAGGGGAAGATAAAATCTGTAGCAATATTTCCAACAACTATTTGATATTTGGCAGTAAACGTCAATGAGGCATCAGTACTTTTCAGACTATTATACAGCCGTATCTTATACTTTCCAGCAGATAAGCCGCTTATCAATGCTTCACAATAAGTCGTAAAATCTTCTTCTGTGCCGGTACGCATGATTAAAACATTTTTTTCGAGAACAGCATCGGGATATACACCGCTGTCATCACCTGTTGTAGCTCCCGGCATACCTCCGGAAGCGGATGTTGCAATACCATTGGCATTATTCTTCAATATCGTACCTCCGTCTGTTCCGTCACTCCATTTCCATGTACTTGCCACGGTCGAGTAGTTCACCTTGTTAATCTTCAACTCTTCATCAAAGATTATGGACTGGTTGTTTATTTCAGATTTTACCCAACCTATCGAAATAACAGCTTTATGAGCAGCTTCTTCAGCTATTGTGATGGGGGCACTCTTTATTGCTGTCATATTCCCTTCTGCATCTTGTAGCTGTCCATATAGCGTTTTATCTCCTGCCGATGCAAATGTATAAGTGATATTACCAGAGTAATCCTTCCAATCTATACCTGAAAGGTTTGCGACTTCACCAACGCGGTATTTTACCGGAGAATATGAACCTGAATAATTGAAAGTCACCGCTACAGTCTTGTTATTAGCCGCCGAAAGTGCAATACTATCAAGAGTGAGCGGAATTGATTCATCGGGAAGACTTTCATCCTTATAGATGCCCATGAATGGCCCGCAATGATGTATCTGGTTGTACCATCTCTTGTATCCACGCATATCATATTCTATCAAAGAATTATTCCCGGCAGATACCAGCATAGAATTATAGTTCGGTTGATAGTTATAATTAGCACTGTCTGCCACCTTCAAATAGCTATCCAGAGCATCATATTCTTCATTGTTTTGAATAAAGATGTTGCCAGAACCTGTAAAGTAACCCGGTAACTCCGTATCTCCCTCAGACGTAATAAAAACATTGTCGTTCATGGTAAAATTAGAATATGTAATATTTCCAGCGATAGTTGCAATAATCCTACCTTTAATTACATTATTATAGATACTGAACACAAGTGTATCATCTGCTTGAGACGTGTTATCGTCACTCCAACGCGTCCACGAAAATGCAAGGCTATCCTTGTCACACGTCAGAATGTTGTTAAATACTTCCAACTTAGACATGAAAGGAAACATAATACCAATAGAGGAATAGTTGTCCCAAACCTTACAGTTATATACTCTACCATCCATCGTACAAGAAAAGGTATTAGCTTGATTTACCTCCTTCTTATAGCAGCATTGCTCGATGCTAAGGTAGCAGACCTCCGTCTCAACAGAATTATTAATTTGAACTGGGTCGAATCCTGTATGATAGAAATTACATCTATATAATCGTAATCCGCGTAAAAGATGCGGATGGAAACCTCCAGTCAACTCACCTGTCCCGTAATATCCAATGTAGACACCCTCCCCAGCCGTATTTTGGAATGTACAGTGATGAATCTTAAGATTAGTCATTTCCCAACCATTCTCCCGCCAGAACCATGGCTGTCCGGCTGATGGGTCAGTCTTGGCGGATATACCAGCAAAACCCGTATCATCCACATCACAACCGAACATCTCCCAATCAGAGGTCCCGCCAACGAGAAATATACAGGTATTGTATACACTGCCCGGTAACGGAGTAAACTTAATACCGGTATTGTTGTATCCAAGCCCGTCAAATACTATATTGCGCAAGTTATTGGATATACTCAGAGCACCATAATAACGCCAAACCCAATTCCAAACCTCTGTCTGGTCATGTGTGATAACAAGGGGATGTTCGTAACTAAAATTAGGAGAACCATTTTCATTAGTGAGGTTTGCCTCTGTGGTCCCTGTCGGCAGGAAGCGACAGGCATAAGGTTCAGGTTCCTGAGGGTCGAGTTTCAAACATAACGTTGTCCCAGCAGGAAGAAGACCTATCTTCATGCGCTCATATGAGGCAATAGGGTCACCATGCGGCAATATAGCTTCGGCATAGTTTAAACCTGTATTATCAACATTACGCCATAACCGGATTTCAAATGCTTTCTTTCCCGCATAAGTTGTCATGGAATCATAAGTTGAGGATACCTCATATCCTGTGCTTGTATCAGCAGGCTTCGGACATAATTTCGGAGTTACAGTAATCAGCTTATTAATCTTTTTGGCAAATGTAATTCCACTGGTTGTGTCCTTCACATCAACCTCTACATCATAAATACCACGGTCAGATGCACCGGGAAATGAATAGCTGAACGTAAATTTATAATCAGGTGTAGGTCTGCCTACTGCCTGTAATACCTTATAAACAGTTGCCTCATTTTCCTTATAAACCCTTACTGTGATTTCAGAAGCACCAGTATAACCATTCTCCATTGTAACATGTAAATAATCGGTTTCACCAACCCGCACAACCTCCTGTGCCGTCACATCGAAATATGGTAATACTTGCGGAATCATTGCATATATCATCTTTCTCACAACCGTTTCCGTCAGATAATTCCGTGCAATAAACTTCTGTTGCAATTCACCCGCCGCAGTAATCGTTATCTCCTTGCTATCTTTCTGCAAGCTGAGTTTTCCGGCAGTGGTAACCGTATTGCCGCCTCCATCTTGCGTTTGCCACTCCGATGTCTGCCCCCATTTCGTCTGAGCATTGATAGTAATCGTTTTCCCTGTGACAGGAAAATAATTATCGGCTTTTGCCGTTGCCGTAACCCGGCCTATCTGCGCCCTTAACTTATTCTGATATTGTTCACTCATAATTCCTCCACATTTATAGTATACAACTCATCAGCCTCATATTCTCCATCAGCATCCAACACAGGCATTGGATTAATGATGCCGCTCTTCCCCAAAACCATAAAATCATGCTGGATACCAACAACTGACATCGCTATTAATTTCAGGCGATTCAGCGTATTATGCTTCAGGCATAACACATCATCTGCCATAGCACTGTACTGTGCTGCATCATTAAAAGAATCTCCCTCATTGTAATCCTTTCCCGTATATCCAGTAGAAGCATCTCCCGATTCGTCTATTTGTATTCCGGCCAAATTATAACATCCTCGTGTATTTTTTGCAGATGCCTTTGCCTTATATTCAATATCCATATCTGGAAAATAAGACATATTAGAGTAGTATTCCAAACCTTCAATTAATTTATAGGAATCGCCTCCATTTTGCTTCTCAAGAAGTTTGGTTCCATCTTCAACCTTAATAGAATTAGCTTCGTATCCGGCTGCTTGTAACTTAGCTACGTCGCGTCCGGTTGTCCAGTCAACAGTTATATAATCGCTCTCACCATCAGCATTTGGAGCTACAACCAGACCTCTCATTGATTCATAGAGGTTATTCCCTGTTTTCAAGTTCTTTACTCTGTTCAGAATGAAACCGTTAATACTATTAGAAGTAATTCCAGTAGCATTGATAGCGATATTATTAAATATCCCGGCATTTTCTACTGTACCACCTTTTGTTATGTACTGTTCATAAAGCTTTCCACTCATGTAGTAAGTATTATTATCCATGCACAACTTAGCAATTTTAGCAGTACCTAAATTTATATATTCCTTCATCCAGCCACCGGCAGGCCCGTTCAACATCCCGACAAACAGGTTACTATCAATTATCACCTCTTTCATACCGGACAATGAAGAAAGAGTCATAACTCGTCCGCCACCTCCCACCACCTCATTGCGGAGGAAATAAAGCCTGTCTACATTACTTAATTCAAAATAGTTCTCCCGGATATCTCCTGACATCTTATTATCCTCGACATTCAACGTATAACAATTTTTGAGAGTCATAATCGAAGGATGAGCGACAACGTTCAGTGAATAGTCCACGCTGATAGTGTTTTTCAGCAAAGAAACATACTGGCAATTAGTTAATTTCATGCAATTGCCATAATCATTGCTAATATTGCATGCCAACAACGTAAGGTTTTCACTATATTTCGAACCCACTGTACGATAAGCCTTTTTAGTTGCATCTGCCGTGTACCCCCCATTGAAGGTACACTGATAAACCAGCAAATTCCGGGCATTGCGGTTTGCACTTCCGACAAAATTCAGTGCATATAATTCGCTTGGCGAATAATCACCTGCATAATTTGCGCAATTGACAAAGGAGATGTTACGCAATAATATATTGTCTATCTCTTTAAATTGCAATCCTCCAAGAGACTTCCCATCATACACAAGCCTGTCCACGCCATCAATTATAAGGCAGCGTTTAGAATTACGGTTCCAATCGGTAAGGCTTGCAATCCATGTTCCACTCAGACGCTTCTCTCTGGCTGGTTTGATACAAGTAAGAGTAATATTCTCAGTTAACCCATGTGGATAGTCTGCCTTTATTGCATCCAATGCTGATTGGGTAGAAGAGTAATAAACGTTAGGTAAATCGTTACGGACAAGGAAATTAGTCGGATTCTCTTCTACTATTTCCATGACAACATACATTGTATGTTCTTCCTGTACATTCTCAAAGCTAAAGCTATTTACATTTCCTTTCGATACATTATCCACCATGAGGGACTGAACTTGATATCCATCCTTGGCGACAATATTAACAGTAACAGTCCCAGCAACTGGAACTACTACTATATATTGGCTCTTATCTGCATTTGCTGAAACGCTTCCATCTCCAGAAGCTATAACAGAGCACTTCCCTATTGAGGCAACATCAATGCTGACTACGATTGTATGATCATTTCCACCGCCACGTGCTTTTATTACCTTATTAACATTATCCCAATAGATAGTAGCATTATCAATATGCTTCCGGAGCTTGCTTATAAACTCATCCGTCCATTCTTCCCAACCTTCATCAGTACGCGAACGGGTATATGTACCATCAAATTCATACCGTATCTGCCGGATATCGCCATCATTCGAAACTACAAGTATCCCCTTTCTATCTCCAGTACCAGCCTGTAAGGCATACAGATAATATCCCTGTTTGGTTACATTGTCGAATTCTGACTCAGGTATACCACCAAGATCAATAAACGAACCCTTCGACAAAGCATCAAGGTTGTTTTTTATTCGCGCAAAATTGCGGTCCAACTTTAGCCGGGCATCTCTGCCTGTATCAACCTCTCCATTCCAAGGGACAATGTTTTCAAATTCCAAATCCAATTCATCCATATCAGCGTAATTCTAAATCATTACCATCAAATTCCAGCAACAAAGGTTGCCAGCACATTCCATATTCCATTGTATCCAGATCAATGAAATTCAGCATATAATCCGTAAAGCGATTATTCTCTATCCGGCTCTGCTTCCGGAGACGAGCACGCTCAATTTTCACAATGCCGTTACTCTTCCGACGTTCGTAACTGAAGGACATAAAAGCCAAAGAAAAACTTTCTCTCCGCTCTGTCTTTTCCCGCATCTTGTTTATAGCTTCAAATACATCCATAGTGCAAATTTACCTGCCAGATAACCGTATAAAAAGGACAGCCTACCGGCTTACATTACGCTCCAATTTTTCTAAATGCCTGATACCATCACGGACTTTTCGCGAATCCACAATCAGTTCTTTATTACAAATAACCTGTAATAGCCGATTATTTTCTTTTATCAGTTCAATGAGCTGCGTCCGTAGTTCCGGTGTAAGTCCGAAAGAGGAAATATCGGAAGCGGCAAAAGAAGATCCTGAAGACTCTCCAGCATCCACAAAACCGCCTGCATACTTCCCGCTGCGAGTCCTCACCTGCTCAAGTATCTGAGTTGTATTAATCATCCGGATCGTGCCATTTTTCTGAGCCACATCGAACACATCCAGAAACTGGCGAACATGCGGGTTCGCCACACTTTCATGGTTGGCCACAAACTCGTTTTTATGCACCGGTATCACCCCGGCCACATCATCCGGATTACCGTTACGAGTATACCCCTCCACATAGTCATCCGAATAACCGCCTTCCTTCAGTCCCTTCGCCTCGTCCCGTTGCTGCTTGGCAACGGCAATCTGAGCCGCACCGCTGGCAACGGCTGCCGCAGCCGCTATCGCTCCCAATGCCGGACCAATAAACGGAATACCCGCCATAGCCTTGTAAGCCTCCATAGCGGCAACGGCAGTGGTTGCAGTCACCTGGAGAACAGAAGCTGCAAACTGCTTATCGGCATACTTCTTTTTAACCTGGTTGATTGCCTCTTCTTTCTCCTCCTCCAGTTTCGTAGTATCCTTGCCTGCTTTTTGAGCCGCTTTGATTTGCTTATCATACTTCCGGGTAACCTTGCTTATCTCTGCATCCTGCAACGCACTGACTACCTGGCTGGCCGCTGCCGCAGCTTGGCCTATGACATCCAGTGTAGCCTTAGCCTGATCTTCACGCAGTTGCTCATGTTCTTCATTAATACGTGTCTTCTCTTCCTCATACTCCTGATAGGTAATGAGGTCTGCATCATACATGGCCTGAAGGATATTATTTTTCTGCTCAAAATCAGAGGTGTTATCAATCTTCTTATAACCGGATTCCCGTTGCTTTACCTTCCCCTCTTTTTTGTCATTGATATCCATGTCCAGCAACTTGTTATCAATGGAAGAAGTATCTTCGCCATAGGCAGCAAGCATATCCCTTCGCTCCTCAAGATACTGCCGCTCTTGTTCCTTCAGTCGCTCCTGATAGTCATCTTCAGTCTTTATGTCCCCCTCCAGATAAGCCCTCTTGATATCTTGCACCTGCTCTTGATAGTCACCTTCTTGCTGTGCGAGGATATCACTCTGAGTATTCTTATTTACCACCTGGGTTGACTGATAGAGCCTGTCCGCTTCAGCAATCATCTTGTCATAAATCTGCCCCTGTATCTGCGACGTATCCTTACCATACTTCTCCAGTAAGGCCTTTCTGCTCAGTAGATATGTAGCTTCAGCCTTATATAATTCTTGCTGATATTTATCTTGTGTCAGCTTCTCATTCAGAAATTTCTCTTTAAGGATATTCTGTTGCTCTTGATAGTGCTGTTGTAAAGCAGTCTCTTTGGCTTTAAGTTCTTTTTCAAGTGCTTTATCGTCGATAGGTACAATCGGTTCAGTTGTATCAGTAGAATCGGGAACCATAGCTATTATTTTTTCCAGTTCCTTTTTCTTTTCGACATATTCAGCTAATTGGGCAACACGTGCATCAAAGTCTTTCTCCAATCCTCGTAGATAAGAGTTTCTTAATATCTCATTATCTTCGGTTGCCTTTAGGATGCTCACTTTCTCTTGCTCATACCAAGCTTTAGTTTCAATCATTCCCTTTGTAAGTAAGTCATCAAGTTCGTCAATACCCCGCTGTGCATCAGATTTCAATTGCTGCTTTTGCTTATCAGTAAGGAACTCAAAGTTTTCAGCACTCACTTTAATGCCGGCTATCAAATCCATCGTAGCTTTCGTTTTCTCCAATGCATCATTAAGCCGATTTTGTGCATCGGTTGCTTCATCCGTTTTATCCCGAAAAATAGCGAAGTAAGAAATAACAGCAGCAACCCCAGCAGCAACAAGCCCCCAGGGACTTGCCTTAGTAGCCTTGCTAAATAAGTTAGTGGCCAACGTTGCAGCTTTCGTTATGGTATTGTAAGCTGCTGTCGCTATAGTACCAGCTTTTACATAAACTGTATAAGCAGCCACTGCTGTGCCTGCTGTTAATATTGCCCCTTTATATTCATACAGGACAGATACCAATGCACTCAACCCCTTCACCGTCAGGCTACCGGTAGTTATCATGTATTTCATTACTGGCTGCAACTTCTCCCCCAGCTCTACCCGCACATCCTTGAAGTTCTTTCTCGCCTTATCCAGTCCTGCCTGAACCGTATTATTCTGCACATTGAACTCATTGATGATACTCGTACCATCCCGGTACGCATCATTAGCCAATTTCTGTGCATTCCGGATATCATCAATCTTTCCGGCCATGGTACTGATTACACCTGACGCACGTACACCATCCAGCCCCATCTCCTTGAACATAGGTGCCAGCTGATCCAATCCACCCTTCTTATTTAAAGTATCCAGGAAGTGAAGTATTGCTTCATTCGCATCATTCTTGATGAGTGAAGAAAATTCTTCCACGCTTTGTCCAGCTATCTTGGCAAACTTAGCCGGCTCCTGATACATCTTCATCATCAATGTCTGGAAAGCAGTAGCTGCCATTTCCTGTTGCTGCATATTCTGATCGAGTACAGAGGCATATCCAAGTATATCCCCTTGAGCTACTTTCGCCTGATTTGCCGCACCTGCAACGCGGGCGGTAAACCCAACTAAGTACGCTTCAGCTGCGGATGAATTTTGAGCTACCTCATTGATGGCGGAACCAGTGGCCAACATTGCCCCCCGGAGTCCCAATTTCTCATCCTCGCCGAACATCTGTGCCAACTTACCGATATTCTTTACCGCATCTTCGCCCAAATCCTCACCCAGTGCCACATTGATTTTATCGGCAGCATCCACAAACTCCAACACATCTTTTTTGGCGGTGATACCCAGACGTCCGGCATCCCCGGCCAACGCATTCAGTTTTTCTCTCGGAGTCCGAGTATCCATCTGCTTGAATTCCTCATTCAAGCCTTTCACCTCTTCAGCTGTCATCCCGGTATACTTACGCACCTGGCTCTCCGCTTCCTGCATCTCCGCAAACTCATCCACGCATTTACGGGCGGTCATTGCCACACCGGTAAGCGAAGCAATGGCACTGGCGCCAATGGCCGCATACTTGTTGAACCCATCAGTCATTTTCGATAAAGAGAACTTTGTATCACGCGCCTGCACCTCAAGTTCCTTCATCCGCTGTTTGGTTAGCAGATAGTCAGCCCTCAACTCCTTCCATTTTTCAGTACCAGGAATAGCATTATCCATCTGAGCTTTCAGCGACCGCGCTTGTTTACGCAATTCACTGTAACTTAAAGCGGTTCGTCCTGCCTCCTTACGTAGTTCATAGAAAGACTTATTCAGTTTGTCCTGTTGTTTCTCCAGCTCTTTATATGCTGCCGAATCCTTCTTGCCATCAGCTTCCAGCTTCTGCATTTCTTCGCGTACTTTCGCAATCTGTTCCTGCGTCTCAACGAACTTCGCTTTAGCTTCCGAATTATCTATTCGGATGGCAACTTTGAAATCACTAACACTTATAGCCATACCTATTGAAATTTATATGGCAAAAGTACCCTGCCACCATGCATCGAAAAAGGACATAAAAAAAGTCCAGCTATCCATCACGAACCACCGAACTTAACCTATTGAACAAAAAAAGTCAGACATCTATATATTTCCCATCATCCAGCCACACACCGAAATCGCGCCATCTGCCATTTTCCAATATCCAATGCACTCCCGGTACATCAGCTATATTTATCGGATAAAAAGTACCCGTCCAAGCTCCCTTACGTCCATAAGCATCTAAGGTGAACTCCATCTCCTTGCATATATACCGCTTATTATTGATTTCAAAAACTAACCGGACATCATACACATTCGAGTCAAAACTGCGTATTTTTATAGCCTTATCAAAATCAATGTCATATCCACCCTCATAAAAAAGTTTATCCAGAGTTGCCAAAGCTAAGGTCGCCCCAATATCATTTGTGGGCCAGTATTTATAAGATTGCGTCCAGGTATAAAGGTCAGTAAATGGCAGAGGAAAATCATATCTTCCTGAAGTAAGCGGTTCATAAGTCACCAATCCAATATAGAAAGCAAGATATATCGTCTCTTTACTCTGGCTTTCTTTGGATGTCCAAGTTTCAACCTGTTCCAATACGTTCGTAATACTTTCGTCATTTTCGTCCGAAGTTCCATTTTCATCAACTACCGGAATCATAATCTTGATTGGCCGATTCTTGTCACTCCCTACATAGCTATACAAATCGGAAAAAGCCAATTCTACCGGTATCATCTCCAGTTCAACCGTATTCTCTGCATTTTCCCGCTCCAAGGGTTTAAATTCATTCACCGGTTCAAAAACACTCCACCCCTCATTAAATGTACGACCTTTATAAACAAACTCCCTACTGGTGAGAGCATCTGTATAAACAATATCATTTTTTTGAAACCCATCTCCTCTGAACCAATCATTCATTCTTTGCATTTGGTCCGTAACGTCCGGTTCAAAATCAACCGGTATAATATCACGTTTCACGTTGTTAGAAAAATCATCAGGGAAGCACCTCACGCGATAATACCCACTATCTGGCATTTGATACTTTACATTGGTAGAAGACATTGTATCAACAGCTTCATTATCTTCTTCTATTTCCGCTTCGTAAGCATCTTCTACATGCAAGACATGTGCAACCTCCACATCTGCATAATAACTTGGTTTAATCATCAACCTTGCTGTACGTTTGCGATTATCCACAACAAACACAGCATTAAACATCTTCTCTATTTCTTCAAAGAAATCCTTTACACTCCAACCTGGCAATATTTCATTCCATTTATAGGTTTCCACCACATGACAAATAATCAGATTCTTAAATACCGTATTCTCTATCTGATTAACCTGAAGTTCATAGCCAATGGCTCGCATCACCTCTTTTACGAATGCCCATAGATAAGGTTGCGGAAACCAGTACTGACCATCTGCCTGCAATGTATAAGTATCTTCCAGAGTAGGTTTCCCATATGCCCACTGATTAATGCAATATCCAGTTGTTCTATTCACAACAGGGGCAAGACAGTAATCTACCTCCGGATATGTCTTTGTTATATAATCCATATCTCCCCTTTTAGGCACAGTCGTTTTCATGTCGAGAAAAGATATTAGAAGGTCACTGCCAATAAAATAATTTAACTCCGAATTTCCACTGGCAACCTGTATCGACACAGTGCTTTCAGTCCATCCCGTGATAATCTCCGTTCCATTACAATACACCCGATTATCCGCTATCAAGACAGCAGATCGTTTCTCCTCTATTTTCAGGGTGGAATTCAGTCTATACAAGTGTTTATACAATGCAGCATTTGTCGGATTAGTCAATTGCAAAGTGATATCATAGGTATATTCACCATTTTTAGTAATGAAAGAATTTTCCCGTTTCACCTGAATACTGAAATCCTTCGGTAATACCACCGAAACCCCATCAATAAACAATTCAGTCATAATCTGTCAATTTAAGCCCTATACTCAGGCCGTTAAACCCACCAAAGACATCATATTCCCATTCTGTACTGATTTCATCAGCACCGGAAATTTCTCCGCAAACAAAATTCATATCCCTGACTTCCTCTTTCAGTACCTGCATCACCGCTTGCATTCGTGCGTAGTGCTTCATTTCTTCTTCATCCGTTTCATCCCCTGCCGGTACCTTCTCCAGCAGGAACAACAATAACCGGTTATCATCTCTATAGTTATCCACTCCGCCTTTTGATTCCGCATCCGGATAATTAGCGCATAGCAACAACCCTGTCCGGTCCTTCAACTTCTTGATTAAATGCTTATCACTCACTGCTATAACCACACCTGCAATTTGCGTTTCAACCCGAACATTAATTTTGTTCTTCAGCTCTACCAGTATCTCCCGGTATCTTAAAATATTAATCATGCCTGTATCAGATTATTTTGTTCCGGATCAGCCATACGAAAACTAAATTCGACCACACTCATTGCACTTCTCCGGAACTCGCGTTCATTCTTTTGTTTCGTAATCAAGATAGGAAGCCAATTTCCATTTATAAGAATATCAGCTTCCCGTGCATTTAAAAGGTTATGCCACAAATTATAATCACTTCGAAGCATTATAACTCCACTATTTACCGTATATTCATCCGTTATCCTGATTCCGAATTTTCGTTCAACTCCAGCCATAACCGCCGCATCACTCTCATTACTGCCATTCACGGATAATCCGCCAACGGCTGTAACTGTTTCCGGCATACCATACACATTTTTAAACCTGAAACACCAAGTTTCCACATAACATGAATGATCTACATGAAAAAGAAAAGAGTAATCTCCTGACTTCACGATATATTGTTGAAGTCGTATAACCGGAAATAAAGAAATAATCCGCTCCGGACTGACATCTATAGTAACAGGATAGCTTACCCCTTCAGTAGTGGGGACTTTAAATAAGTCTTTAGTCTCATTATCACCATTGACATTATATCCCGTCACAGTTGCTTTCCGTATATTACCATCAGAAATAAGATAGCCACTTAAATACTCTTTGCATCCCGGATGCACAATTTTTTGGTTTACCTCACTCAACCATCCTGGATGATATGCATCTTTCGTCGTATGCAGAGCACTAAACATCACAAAGCTCTCTACATCCAAAGCTCCATCAATAAAAAAGGAAAATACACCGGCAGAACTGTTCTGCCAGCTCGTTTCCCCAGCACACCATACACTCCACAAAGCGTTTTCACAGAATTTCCCTAATTTTCGGATTTTCACTAAATAGTCACCATCAGGGACGTAAACCTCATCCAGTATTCTCCTGCCGCCATACTCAACAGCAAAAGTAATCGAGACATCTGTATCTATGATATAGTCCTGCATAGTCCCGCAGAACTCCCTTTCCCTCGGTCGCTGCAACACATTCATAACCTGCAATATTTATTGCGCCTGTCATTCTTAGGCAACAGTTCGTATTCCACCGGTCCGCCATCACGCGCCAGCTTCATCTCATTCACCCAGGTAGTGGCATCATCCGCCATCCATCCGGTCACTCTCTCCACATCCTTCAGCGATGCCGGTTCACTCTCTCCCATTCCGTTCTCCGTCATAAACCTGCGAACCACTCCCCCAGGAATAACCCCCAGTGACAACCGGCGTAATGCCATGCTCATGGCCAGCAATGCCACAGCCTTGCAAGCGGCAAAATGAGCATCCGTTTCCGGTACATCCTTTTCCTTCAGTAATTCATCCCATCCACCACCGTAGGCACGCTTCACCGTCAGCATCTGCGCTTCGCGGATGAACGGTACCAGCATCAGGTACATCCGTTCGCTCCGCTCGATAGGAAAGTAACTGTCGAACGCTTCACCGTTCCGGATAATAAGCGTCTGAGATAGCTTATATGAAGTCGTCTCCGTCCACTCCTTCAGCTGCTCTCTATTCAGGTAGCGGATGAGAGTATCCACTGCCTTATAATATTCCTCCAGGTGCAGCGCATCATCCCGATCAAGCTGCCACTCCCAGGGAAGTTTCTCACTTCCATCGGTGGAAATTTTGAATTTCCGCCCATCATCTTCATGGCTGAGATCATTCTTCCGGTACATCCGAAGCGTAGCAAGGATGGCAACCGGACGCTGCACCTTACGCACCAGTTCCGCGTCCGCACCTTCTCCGGGTTCAGCATAGTATTTCCCTGCCAACGCCATCACGTCATCCCCTACCAATGCCGCCAGTTCTTCAGCGACCAGTTCTATCTCACCGGCAATCTTATCGAACTTATTGTTCGCATAATAATTGCCTGTCAGCTCCCGCAGTTCCTGCGCACCCCTGTTCTCCTTGTTGAAAATCATAGCTGCTATTTTTTTAAGTTTCTCATCATTTCATCCGCCCGTTGTCTATCATCGAGCAACTTCATCATGACACGCAGCAACTGCGTGTCATCCGTAGCATCTACATTGCCGAAAACACCACTTTCGGCAACCGAATACAGCACGCTGTTCATCCCCAAGTTCTGGATAATACCAGGTTGAGCCTCCGGACTCTTCCGGTGCCGTTCAAAAACCGGTGCAAAGCAAACCTCTACTCCTTCGATAATGAACGTCCCGATAAACAGGTAATTACAGAAGTAAGCAAACCAGGCATAAACTCCCCATTGAATCCACTCCGGCATATCGCGCACCAGCCCCATGTATCGCCCCATATATTGTGGGCGGAACGGTTCACGCAATGCGCACCCTTTTTCCTTGACCGGCTTCCGATACAAAATGGCGCACAATGCCCGCAGGTCTGCCGGGTTCTGTCCGGCATTGTATTGATTCATCACGGCAGCCGCCTGGCGGAACTCGCCGAATGTCAGGTCAGCCCCATGACTGGCAGGACCTTGCAGGTACCGCCACTTCGGAAGAAGGTTCACCGTACAGTCATACGTCAACTGAGCTTCAGTTACCGTAACACCATCCAACCCGGTATCTTCACCTATTATCCACATCCAGTCCAGCGTATCAGCCAGGCGATCAATCATCAGCATATCATCCACTCCACCCAGACGATAACCCCGGTTCTTCAGCACATACGCGCACCAGTCACGCTTCACATCACGAAGGCTGATACCGGGTTTCTTCATCAATTTATCCCGGATTTTCAATAAATGTAGCCACTCCAGCGGCTTCACCTCTTCCCAACAATCGGGAAACTCAATGTCTTTTTTCTGTTCCATAGTAATTTACACTTGATTGGTCGAGCGATCAGGCGCCGACACATTATCTTCTTTGTTAATCACCTTCCGGTAAATACCGAGGAAAATCCCCTTCTTATTCGGGAAATTAATGCGAATGGCATCATTGATGGCCTCCAGTGCGATTTCTTCAGGAATCTGCGTATCCGCACCGTAGAATATCTTCAGGGCGTAAAGCATCTGGCTGCCGCTGTCACTCTTTCCGTCTATAATGATGTTGGCCAATGCCGGAGACAAACCGAAACCGGATGTAGTCGAACTGTCCGCAATACGCGATATCTTCGCCTGAGCTTCAATATACTTGTCTATATTCATCTCTATAGGCTCAATCTTCCAGCTCTGCACATGCCCCAGCTCATCCAAAAAGTCCACACACGAAAAGAACTTTCCGGCATTCTTCTGCCCCGCCATCACGTTTGCAATGGTTTTCGTCACTTCATCCCGCAAACGTTCTATCTCCTTGTAAACCTGCGCATCCGTCCATTCCTGGTTCATCTCCCGTATCTGCTGTTCTTTCTGCGTCCAATACTCCTGCGGGCTATGTACCACATACGCCGCCGCAATCATATTCTCATTCAGATGCCGGATAATCTCCGGAAGATTATTCGCATTCTCCAGCCAGGGAACTGAGCCATAGAAACAGGATATCGCATACATATTCCGCCCAAAACTACGCATACAATGATACTTCACCGCAGTCTCGTGCTTCGACGGCTGCCACTTATCGAAAGCCGGATATTTCAGGAAACTACGGCTCCGGTAACTGTCAAAGTCACCGGTCAGATACGCCGTCACGTCTTCCAGGCGTCGGCTGTCATTCTCCGGCCACACTAACCGACACTCACCGCTATGCAGACACTCCAGCCTGTTCACCCATGGGCGACCAATACGCACTCCCTTACCCATATAATATTTGGTGAACTGCCCGTTCATGTGCGTGTACTCTACCAACGCATCCCGGATATACTTCCGGTAATCCCAACTATCCAGCCACTCCTGTATTTCATCATCTACCAGCCACTCCTGCACCCGTTCATTATCCATAATATTCACCCGGTAAAGTAACGGGCCTTGGCCATACAACAATCCCGTTTTCCGATCTAAAATACCGGGACCCAGGTTATTTTTCTCCAGCAAATTTCGGATGGCGTTCGGCATATTATTATCAAGCCCCCAGGGCACAACGCGGACACCCGCCACATTCGTTGGATCACCGTCCCAGTTCTGCGAATCACCATTAAAAAACTGGCTCATCTCCTGGCTCCAGTTCATGTTAATGGCATACTGGCCGGCCACCGTATCAACAAAGTTGAAATGCCCTATTTTCTTTTTGATATCTCCCATAACTATCTATTGATAAATATTCTCGTAGTATTCACAAGAAGCGTCCCGCAGTACTCTCTCACAATCTCAACCAATTCAGGAATATGCGCCTCAATCACCGGGTTAAACCACGGCTTCGGACTCCGGTTCCATCCGCCCGACTTCTTCGTCAGTATTCGGGTACCGCCCTGCATATTGTATCCACGGCCTATCCCCAGGTGCACATAAATTCCTTCAGGCTTGAAAGCGAAGCCTACACTTGTCACCTCTTCTCCGGCAGTAATCGTTTTACCGTAATGCCGATAATTCTGTTTCAGTGACCCGGACAGCTTCACATCCTTCGTAATCCAATTACTGATGGAAGACCGCAACGCCCCGTCTACCTTGGTACCCCACGCCTGCACCCGCGCATTGAATGCCGCCACAGCCTCTTTATCCTGTTGCCGCTCCCATTGCTGCGTTATACCGGTATCACCTTCAATGATGACATCCAGCGGATACCGTTCCCCGCCCAGCTGGTTAGCTTTGCCTCTCCAGCTGTTCCGGTTCTTCTCCATAGCTAATCTTTCTCCATGTGATCCCATACTGCAAAGGTACCCTGTCGCTATAGCCGGAAAAAGGACATAAAAAATCCCCGATAAGCCGAAGCCTATCGGGGATTTCATCACATTCAAACTCTATACTACTTCAAATCCAGTAACAGAATTATATTTGCACATCTTCACATGCCCTATTTTCCCATATTCATTAGGCACAGAACCATAATTCACCCAGATAGTAACAGGCTCACCTTGTATGAGAGGTTGTTTTGAGCCAATCAGTTTCATCTCCATATTGAAATACAGGGAATGGCAAAACTTAACAAGCCCCTGTTTAGAGAATGTATGCCAAAGCAAATAATGTACCTCTACGCATCTCGTCTCCGGTTTAAACATGACAATCCCTTTATCTATAAGATAATTCATGCCATGGATATTACCAACGGCATCCTTCAGTTCCTTTGCTAATTTTTCATTCGTTTTCATACCTACAAAAATACGAAAAATCAAGCAATCTTATTCTTTGAGATATAGATATCTTCACTCATTTCTCCTATTTCCAGAGCTTTAATATCCCTCCAGTTGTAGGACACACGCGTACCGTTCTCCAACCGGATTTCGGTCGGCTGCATTCCCATCTCACTATGTATCTCCTTAGCAACTGCAATGATATTACGCAGTCCATTTGTTCCGAGGTCATAAATTAGCAGATCACTCATCTTTACCTCCTTTCCGGTTATTTAGATACCCATTCAAAAAAGCAGAAAGACGTTCTATCTCATCTATCGACATTTTATCAATACTATCCTGATGCCTATTAAATTCCAAGTTATACTCAACCTGATTATTATCTTCACTTCCAATACTGCTTATCTTGCAGATAACAAACTCATCATTCATAGTTCACCCCCTTCCTGTCGGTTCTCCAAGGCAAAGTGACCCTCTCCAAACGAATAGAATCCTTTCACAACCTTGTAAGACATGGAACATACCGGTTTATAATCATCATTTTCCACCTTGACACTAAACTGGCCAGAACGGCAATCATCACGAAAGCTACTGAACGTAATCTCCTTTACCTTCGGATATTTGCCATTCAGTTCCTTCACCTTCGCCTCCAGTTCGCATTTAAGCGCATCCAGGGCACAATCATCACAAACGAAATACCTATCAAATTGTTCTATGAACTCGTTCATCTCCTTACCCTTCTGGTTTACATTGCAATACGTCTGCACATGATCTATGAAGAACATCATTTTGCACCTCCTTTCCGGCACTTCTTTGCCTTATAAACGCACAGTGCGGTAACAGTGAATAGGGGAGGAAAGATAAACCCGATACAAGTAGCGAGAATCGCACCGAAATACCAGCGGTCAGAAGCACTGCGAAGCTCGCAGTCAGGCGCTACACTACGGTAATAGCGACGTTGCAGGTCATTAACTTGCTCAGTAAGAGCGTTGACGGATTCGCCCACGGCAGGAATGCCGGAAGCAGGCACATTGAGAGTGCCGGATACTTGATTTTTCATAACTACGATTTGTTTAGCGTTTAGGCAGAAAAACGGCTGCCATTTCCCGTGTCGCTAAACAAATCGTAGATTTACGCCGAAGGCAAAATCACAATCGGGAAGGCAGCCGCCATTTTATATAGACCATTTTCCTGATGTCAGGAAAACGATACGTATGGGCATAAAAAAAGCCCATCTAATTTCGTGAGCATTATACGATGCACATCGACGTACTTACATACGATTTGTTTAGCACTGCAAATATAAGGATTATATTCGGAAGCGCAACTCTAAAGTTAAATTAATCCGCTGGAGAAAGATATTTAGATTGTTCGCCAGTAGATATTTCTTCTATGGTCAATAGATTATAAGTCCAGCTATTAATATCAGACCAATCCCCACCATTATAAATCATATGTATCTTATACACGTAGCTGGACTTCACTCCAAAAGCATTTTTAGCTGTAAATTTTTGAAATACATCATACTCATTAATCCCCTTTTCTGAACCTCTTCTATCACCTTCAAATTCAACTTCAGCAGGATACTTCATCCTCACTTTAACATAATCCTCTGACATAATAGCTGCGCGAGTAAAAGTAGGTTTATTATCATCACATGAATACATAATTAGACTTGTTAAACAAATCATCAAAAACAAAATTTTCTTCATACTATCAGATATAAAATTAAACATGCACAAATGTAACATTTTTCCGTACACATTCACTTTATAATACAAAAAAAGGCTTCCATATTCTGGAAACCTTCTTCATCAGTCTACGTATAAATTCAGAAAGACACAGCCAATAAAGAATTACCAATATCATGTATAGTGTCCAGTATCAGCTTTTTTCTTTCCGGAGAAGGAACCTTCGTCCCCTTTATATAACTTGCCAACAAACTTTGCTGTATCCCCATCCGGCGGGCAACAGCTGAAATATTCAGTTCCGGATTAGACAGGAAAGCGTCTTGAATACCAGGTGCCGGTTCTTTGGTATCATCATAATAGAAACTCTCATAGCTCACATCTTCGTCGATATCATCCCAATGAATACCGAAATGCTCAAGTTCATAATTACTTCTTTGTTCATCAGAAGCAGCCATCAGGCGAGGATAAAACTTCAAGGATTGGTACAAAGTTTCCCCCTTGTCATTGGCGACATATATCCTGCCATTCTCAAACCATAATTTAATAATCTTCATATCATCCTCCTTTCTTTATATTGAGAAGCATGGGGGATTAAAAATCCCCATGCAATTTTTTCCATTCATTCTGAATAAGTTCCAGATTCTCTTCAAGAATCGACTCTGCCAGTCTCAAGTCTTTTGGTTTCAGCCCCTTGTTTTCTATCAACTTAACCGTATCCAGAATTTCAAACTTGGCTTGGCCGTCTTGACTTGTTACATGGCAATGCGGTGGTAAATGTTCCGCTGTGTAGATTCTAAACTTCAATCCGAATAACATTAAAACTGTTGGCATAACTATTTGTTTTTTGATTACGCAACAAAGATAGGTTATAATTTTATATCCCGCAAGTAAACGGGAAGAAAAAGGTTATAATTTTATATCCTTTTAACAGAGAATGAACAATTCTCTCCCCTCCGTGGTCGAAGGAACGGAAAAATCTCTCATAAATACCGCTTTGGGTCCCATCCCGTTTTGCGAGTGTGCGAGCAAAACGGGATGGGCGCAGGCACAAAGAAGCCCACCTTTTTAGGGGTGGGCTATCTTCTTAGGCAATAAGCTGCTGTTCAATTTCCCTTATCTTTTCCGTCACCTTTCCACGGGTAAAGCGGATAAATTCAATGATGATAGAACGGCTTCCAATACTGAAAATGTCTTCATCTCTATATCCTTGGTATTCACCAAACTTCAATTTAAAGACCCCCGAATTAAAATCTTCTTCTTGGAGTAGCTTATCTTCCGCATTCTCCAAATCGTCAAGCACTTCAATAAAAGTGCTACGGTGTGCAGAAAGTTCCTGCTTCCGATTAAGTTCCGATAAACACTGCTGCAACATGGCTGTGCGTTTCTCAATCTCTTTCTGCAAAGACGCTTCATTGTTAATAACTTCCGGTTCAATAACTGCCAAAGCTGTTACGTTCTCGTTAACCGTCTCTACTTGTTTTTTGTTCTTCGTTGTCATAATGATAAAAATTAATAGTTAAACATATAGTTAATTTAAAAAGCTGTCTATCATGTCCGCAAAAGCGACATTCTGTGGTATTAAAGTAGGGAAATCTGACTTTGTAGGCTTGTATATCTCCGTAGCAACATTGTAGACATCCCACGCTGTCAGACTTACTTTGTTCTGTTTGACTTTTAAAAGTTCTTCGGTAAAAGTGGATATCTGCGCTTGATTCAACGGATAGGTATCAACCTGTTCGGATAATCTTTTATCGCGGCTATCATGCGCTACACGCATAGCGGTAAGCATTCCGATAATGATATATACCTGTTCGGCAGAAATAGCAGTTTCTTTCATGCGTTTAATCTTCTCACGGTCAGCGTTCATAAAGGTTTCAAACTCCTTTAACCATTCATCCACAACGGTGAAAATATCGTCAGTCCCTACCTTTCCTTTCCCATAGTTACATGCACTTCTGGAAGCCCCTAACACACATTGGTTATGACATATTTTCACGCATGGACCTATTGCACATTGTATGCCGTCCTGATGGTAAGCAATTGCCAACGTTGTTGTAAGCTCGTCCGTCTCCCAATTTTTTATCTGTATGGTGGCGAATACCCTGCGAAGAACATGAGCTTCCACCGCCTTATCTCCAAATTGTTCCTCTACCTGCGGAAGAATGACAACACCAGGTTGATTCTTATTTTTATTCTGCGCTGCAAATATTTCCTCTACTTCGTAATTGAGGTTATATCTTTCACATAATTCTGTAATACGGTCTATCACTTGATAGTGATAAATGCCTCGTATTGGCTGCCCGTAAATGTCATTTTCCTTGTGCGTCCGCTTTAGCGTCTGCAAGTCCATACGTTCTACCGCATTGTTTTCAAAATCAAATGCCACATTCTCAACTGTTGATAATACTAAATTTTCCATAACTAAATTAATTAATTGATTAATACTTATTTAACTTCATAAATTACAAAATCCTCTACTGTCTGAAAGTATTCATCTCCACTGCTGAATATCTCCCACTTTTTCCCACTTGCATCCTTAAACAGAATACACATTTCCCGTATGGTGTCCCACGCTTTTAGAATTTGATACCCTGCAAAATTGCTTTCTAATACTTTCAGAGCTTGATTAAATGTAAATGTTTTCATAATGCTGCAAATTTTATGTTGAACCTTGAGCTCGTGGGTGTTAGCCTTTTTATTTGCTGTTTCCCTGATTGGAGCTTTTTTTTTCTGCGTCGCCTGTCGCTACGCGGTATGTTTCGCCTTTTTTACGCTGCATCAAAAGGTGTTGTAAGACACTGGAGCAAGTTTTTCAGAAAACCGTAGGCTCGAATACTACCTGAAGGGTGGAGATTTTTTCTGAAACGTCAGCCTGAACTTGAGCCAGTGACGTCAACATTTACCTTTGCAGCACAAAAAAGCGAAACTGCGTGGTGACTGGAGACAGAAATAAAGGGCGAGAATCAGATTAAGGAAACAGCTGGAAATACATAGTTGCAAACTATACCGCTCTGCCCGGTCTTCCATTACCAAGACAATAGCCTGCGTTGTTGCGGGGAATGGAAGACGGGGCGTTTCTTCCTGGTTACGGGATTATAATCCGGTAACCTCTGCGTGAACGCAAAAAAATCAAACAGAAAGCATCGCTTTCTACCGCTAAAACGCGAAAAATCCGTGTGGCAAAAATTCGGCTTGATTGTACCTAAGTACATCTATCAAGGCGGGGTTGCCACACGGATTTTTCGCGCGCCTGGTTCCTCATCAGGCGGACTCCCTTTCTAATCAGGGCATTTTTTGAACTAAAAATGTCCTGTCAGAAAAGATATTCCTCTGAATACCAAAAAGAAATCCCATCCCTGCGATAATTATCGGAGGGATGTAACAGCTTGCTGCCCGAGCCGCGCCGTCGTCCCGTTGCGGTCGCAGGTGCCGCTTTGGGTCGGAAATATGATAATTTTTCGTTACAAAATGGTAAAAATACGTTAATTTTTCGTTATTCCTTACAAATACTGTAAAACATTTCGAATTACGCCCTAAAACAGCCCTTACCGCCCCCTCACGCATCAAATCCCACCCCTTACGATACCCTTCATATAAAAAGCCCTGCCATCCTCACGGACAACAGAGCTAACCAACAGTAAAGAAAGAAATGAATCAAACCACAGAGGCAGCGGATGAGCTTCGCCCCCTATCCCATACTCGCACAAACTCTTTTCGCATGGTGAAGTACTTCAGAGCATCCGTCAAGTTCGTAGACTCTTTAGGCAGCCTGTGCGTAGGTAACTTATCTCCGGTCTTGAGCTTCACGGTAATGCTCGTACCCGTCTTCTCATTGCTCTTGATGGCCGTTCCGGTTACTTCCATCTCAGACTTGAGGTTCGGGCAGTTGTACTGGTCAATCAGCAAGGTAAAGAGATTGCGCGCCAAGTTGCCACTGAGCAAGTCCATAAAGAACCGGTATTCCATATTGCTACCAATGTTCCCCTGTCCCAAACTCATCAGCTGTACCTGCCAGCCTGTACGCTTGCCCTCAGCATCGAACTCAATGTTTCTCTTTATCTGTGTGGCCATGTCCGCAGAGACTTTCTTGTAGTTATTCATTGACCGGTCATAATACAGCTTCAGTATCTTACGCTTGTGCGGGCGGAAGTAATAAAGAAACTGGTCTGCCAGCTCACGCACGCTATTAGGTGGAAGCGTGTACAACTCCTTCAGTATGCGCATTACATTGCCATTACGTTGGCCGAATACCATAGACAACATATTGCCGGAGTCCATACCTGCCTCTAATGGTTTATTTTTATCCAGGTACCGAAGAACGGAGCAATCCGGATTCCAACCGAACTCATGCTGCTCAATCACGTCATTCAGGAAACCATCCGCATAGAAATGCTTCATTGCCAGGTTGCAATAAAACATCTGGCTGGCTTCCAGTTTCGGAATGACGGAAAGCACATTGCAAAGAAGACCTTCCAGCCCTTCAGCAAATTCGTCGCTGAACCAATCTTCTCCCAACACGTCGGCATTCACATACGAGGAAGAAATAAAGAAAAACGACGTGCCCCGGCGGGTCTTTATCCAGCGTTCTTCCCACCGCTTCATGTTCTTTCCGGCAAGTTGCATCGAGCGTTCGGCCGCATCCAATTTCGCAGCTAAAGATGTGTCTGAACGATAAGCAGCTTTCAATTCCTTGTATTTCTGCAAACAGGCTACATATTCTTTTTTCGTCTCATTGTAGACAAAGCCAGCCCGCAACATCAGCAATATTTTTCGCTTGTCATTCTGTTTGGCCAGCTTCAGTATCCAATCGTATTCACCGAGATGGTTCGGGTCCGGCATATCCGTTGTCAGTGTACGGCTACGATACCAGACGCTATCGCCATACTTTACGCGGAAACCACGAACCGCCTTCAGCAAGTTCGTGAACTTCTCTTCCGGAAAATACTTCACCTCATCACCGAAAACACCGACATAGGAACGCCCGGCACCAATGGACGGCCTATCGAGCGAGATAAAGGTAAAGTTAAAGCCGGTATAGAATACCATTGTGTTTCGCCAATCCGTACAGACGTTATACATGCGGTCTTTCCATTCCTGTGGCGGCTCCTGGTTAATGACATAATGTATGCCCATTTCCCACCCTAACATGGAAAGCCCGTCGATGAGAGACGGGATCACATTCTTATGCAAATCGGAGTAGGTATCAGCTACCCAGGCGAACGGCGCACCCTGACAATCCAGAGCTACTTCCTGCACACGTTCGGCCAACACCTGAACGGTCTTAGCAGAAGCACGCCCGGCAATCCAATACAGGGACCAGGGCATCATTATAGCAATGAGCTGCGCCATCCAGTTGGAGAAGCGCACTTCTACCTCATCCGATATCTTTAGTTTTTTCTTCCTGGTCATTCAGCATCTCCTCAAAGTCAATATCTACAATGTTAGCGTCACGCTTCAGGCGTACTTTCTCCCTCTCAGGAAGGTCAACAGAATCAATCTGAGCAGCCAGTATCTGGCGGTTCGCCGCATCCAGTCCCACCGCTTCCGGATTAAGGTCGTATATCTTGATGGGCTTTTCGTCTATCTCTTTCGGTTTGACTGGATCAGGCTTATCCAGTTGTTTGATTTTGGCCGCCTGTATGTTGAGATTGCCGTACACCTCCATATCCTTGGAACTGACCGCATTTTGCAAAACTACCTGAGCTGCTTTCATCAGGTTGTCATACATGAGATTACGGTGCGCATTGTTCTCAATGGTATCATTGAGGTAAAACAGATTAATCGCCTCACTGTACATCTTCCTGGCACGCATCCGCTCGACGTTGAACGGCTCGTGCATCAGGAAGGCAACAGCGTTATCCTTGCCGTACTTCCGGTTAATACCGACAAGTGCATAGAGGGCATTGTAGTAGTCCAGTTCATCAGCCGTCAGTTCCATAGTGCAACCGGACGCGATGTAGTCCTGTAATGTGTCAAAGTAAGATTTATCGAACATCAGCCTATATCATCAAAGAAAATCTTGTTAATGGAATTGCGATACCCCGTCGCTTGGCGGAATTTATCAAACCGCTGCGCCTGCGTCACATTGTCTCCGGTTTCGGCACTGGCAGACATTGCCAGCCCTTCCTTAGCCCGCTGTACAAGCTCGCCACGTTCGTAGTGAAACTTCAACGGAGAACCAACCAGATTGAAATACCAAAGAAAATCATTCATGGGGATATTATAATACATGGCGATTTGCTTCGGCTCATAGCCGATGCCCGCCAGGTGCTCGAACTCATCCATATCAATCCGGTCATACCATGGCGGGTCCTTACGCCATTTGACCAATTCGTCCGCTACGAAACTCATACACTTCTTTGTTTTTTAAGAAAACATATTGTTCTTCCATCGCATTCTCACCATAATTGCCTGAACCTTCGACCACGAAGAAACCTGCGGACGTGTCCAGACAGGTAATCTTCTTGTGGCTCCAGGCGAATGATAATTCAATCACTCCATCCTGATGGAGCTGCACCAACCGTTCAAAAATCTTCGGCATACGGAATTTTATCGTTTCCGAGATATGCAGGTGGATGCTGCCTATCAATTCCTTTTCGCGCCATCTCAACAAAGCGTTTATAATGCGCTCATTCGTCGAATACGTGGCGATATAGAGATGATTAACCCGTCCGGCATACCTTATCAGGTAAACAATAAAAGTAAAGGCAGTGAAGCTCTTTTGCGTTTCTATGAAAAAAGCCTCGTTATCGCCGGGCAGACGCCCGCACAATTCTTTCAGACTATTCAATTTGAAAGCCAGCATGGTTTCAAACCGTCTGGAGAACAGGCGGGAATCTGTCATTTCCTGCCTGAGTTCCTTCAAGCTGAAGTAATAACTCATTCCAGTAAGCGATTGATATCATTCAGTTCTTTCTCATAACCGGTTAACCTCTCCCGCCGTATCGGGTCCAGGTGCGGTTTATCTCCCTTCGCTATCTCTGATTTGACGCGCCAAATGTTGTTTTCAACCTGGCGCTGGCGACGAACCAGTTCCTTGACCGGTAACTGAAGAAGCTCGCTTCTCCGGCGAAACTCCGCGAATGCGGGATGTTTCCCCAGCAGAAAATGATGTACCTTGTAATAGTTCAACTCTTCCCAGATCATACGGTTCTCAATGTAGTTGTCTATCAAATCCCGGCTGACATCCGCACATTGCTTCAGCGAAGTACAATCCCTGAGTTGTGCGTGTAACCGTACATAGGCATGATATTTATTGAACTTGCGGGAAGCAAGCGTTTCCAGTTCTATGGGGCAGTCCGAATCATTCAGGAAAGCGAACTCTTCACGGAAAGAGTTCGCTTCTTTCCGTGAAGACAGCTCCGGCAGTGCTCTTCATTCTTCGAAGATGGACGGTTCCGGAAACATCTGTTCCAAGAACTTTTCTAACCAGGCAGAATGTCCGGAAACGGTATTGTTCAGGAAGACTTTTCTCTGGAGAAGTTCTATCGCTCTCTCCTCATTGGGCTTTTGGGAAATAACAGGCAGTAAGAACTGATCTGTTTCCCAGTCCAAAACTATAGGATATGCCGGGAATGCCTGTGAGTTGAAATAGAGAGATGAGAACAATACACCTGATTCAGCTTCAGGAAAACGCTCCAGCATTTCCACCAGTTTGAACTTTTCAAATAAGACCGGTGTATGAGTACCGTAATTCAGTTTGGGCAATCCGAATTTATCAAGCAACATGATTGTACGGCTCATATTCTCCGCATACACACCTTTGAACTTTTTAGGGTTAAGATCACCCAACACTTTAGGAATCTCAATATGTGCCAATGAAACACGATTAACCAGGTAGATGTCATCATTCGTCCAAATGAATCGCTCTGTCACTTCAGGCGATTCAATGGCCAACTTTAATTTCTCCATGGTGTCAATCTGCGAATTGTCGGATGTACGCTGATGCTCAATGACAAAAATCTCTTCACCGAACCAATCTTCGCGATCACCGATAATCACCAGATTAGCGGGAAAGCAAGTCTTTTCATACCAGGAACGAAGGGCGAAAAGCAATTCTCTGCCTTGAGCAAATTCTTTGCAATAAGGAATTACCACCGTTGTGTGGTCCTGGGCTTTTTTCTCCAGTACTGGCGATTCATCAGCAACAGCACCACTTGCCTGTACTGCTCTGGATTCATTAACCTGTGTTTCCGCGGTTTCTACCGTTTTCACTTCTTTCACGTCTTTAGATTTAGACGCTGTTTTTTTTGTTGTCATAGCTTTAAATTTTAATTCAAGACAAAATTATCTCTTGTACATTGATTGTAAAAGGACAGAAAAAAGGCGTATGCCAAAGCACACGCCTCTCACCACATAACCTATCCAAAACCAAATCACAATCCACTACCACCGGAACCGGCAGTCAGGCCCAGAACTGCATTAATTTCTGCACTATCAGTTGCAGGAATCAAAGACTTAGCGATGTGCCCGATAGTAGCACCGCGCAACGAGCTTGCGAGGTTAAGCGTATTCTTCGCACCTTCCTTGCTGTCCTGGCTGTCAGCCTTAGACATCTTCAATGGAGTGCACGGTGTGCCTGCTATCTTAGCGTCATCACCGGAACAATCCATGACGATGGCTCCCATGTCTTCATTAATATTGTTGTTAACAAACTCATCCAGTTCAACACCTGTACCCGGATGTTCAAAATCCACATGGTGGATAAAACCACGTGCATCATCTTCACCTTCACTCGTATGATAGATGTTGATGGTGGAGTCCGTTGCATAAACAGCAATAGGCTTCTTGCCTGTTGCCATCTTAAACTTATTGACACGCACTCCTTTCTCATCGCGCTCGTGTTCAGCTACATCTTTCCAGAGAAAGATAACGATAAACGACTTTTTACCCTTCGGGCGACCGGCATTCGATGTCTTCTTAGGCACCGATACCATGCTGTATGCTTCATCAGCCATAATTAACCTCCTTAATTTTTAGATTAAAGACCTCCACTTGCGGAAGAACCTTCTGCCTCTTCCGGTGGCAGATATGCGAAGATTGCTTCAGCCAGCCAGAAGCCAACGGCTTCCCACCATTCTGCGAAAATCTTCACGTCGTAGTTTTCGCCCTGCATCCACACTTTTGTGTTCTGCGGGTCCTTGCTACGCAAGTGTTTGAAGTTTTCTTTCGGTGTAATAAAGAACACACCGGTACCGCGCATCCCTTCCAGGGGAACGAAAGAAAAGCGTGAAAAATCCACTTTGACTTTTTCACCGTCTTCGTTCTTCAGCCAAGGATACACTTTGCGATAAGCCTTGCTGTATCGGGTAATCAGTTCCGGGTCAGCATGGATAGACATGGTTTTACGCTTGTACAAGGGAGCCACTTCATCCACGGCCTTATCTATCTGCTCGACCAACTTAGCATCTTCGAGCTTCACACCATCAAGCAACCACGTAATATCAGTATTACCGGCAGCCTTGAACTTCTTCAGTTGCGTAACATAGCCGTCCATGACATCGTTGGCATCTGTAGCTGCATCGCCATCTTTAGTTGCGGTCGTTTCTTTAAATTCTCCAATAGCCAAAGCGATTTCACGTTCTTCATCCAGTTTTGGGAAAATGAGCTGGTGAAGAATATACTTCACTACCGGCATATCTTCCGGCTTCAAGTTTTCATCGTACAGATATCCCAAGATATCCTCCATAATATCAGATGGAGTGATAGGAACGTTAATCTTGCACTTGTAGTTCTTTATGGTCAACGGAGTGAACTTGGATTTTCCTTTCGGTGTCCACTTCGGTACGAATTGCTGAAGAACGGAATCAACAGCTGCCTGTTGTGCCCGAACTTCTACCTTGTCCGTCACTATGGTAGACATGTACTTAGTGGATTCTGTCGTACTCAACAAACCTTTGATAATCTCGATACGTTCGGAAGACACGTACTTACCAAACTCTTTCTGAAGTTCGGTAGTCTCAATCGTAGAATTACCACTGTACGCAGCACCTTTGAATGCAGCATCCAGATACATGTTATGAGCCAGAGTCATGTCCGGCTTAAACTTTTTCGTCATATCAGCAGCACCTCCTTCTACATGAATACCGGCATCTTTAGTCTCTTCTTTTCCCAGCTTGGCAATTTCAGCATCTTTCTCTGCTATTTTGGCATCTAAAGCCGCAATCTTCTCACGAGCTTCTTTCAGTTCCTTGGCATTTTTATCACGGTCTGCCTCCAGCTGTGCTTTCACTTCATCGGTAACGGCTTCTTCTGCGGCCTTACCACTTTTTTCAAATTCCGCCAGGTCTTTTTCAAACTCTGTCAGGAATTTGTCACCGTACTTATTCTTCAGTTGCTCCTTTTGCGTGGAAAGCATGAAGGATTTACCTTCCTTGTCTTTCGCAAAAGCAGAGATTCCCAAGAATGAAAGTACTACACTCATCACTTGTCCAAACATAACTTTACGATTTAGAATTAATATATTCGTTAATACATGCCTCTTGAGGTATTTCCCTTGCCCGCTGGATTGCAAAGTCCAAAGTTCCGATGGCATCGGCCAGGCCCATAGTTATCGCATCCTTTGCGTAGAACATACGTCCGCGCAATAAACCTGCCGCATCCAGCTTCAGCTTATTGCCCCGATTCGCTTTCACGTTCTCCTGGAAGTCACGTGCCAGCGGGTCCAGTTCTTCTTCTTTAATCATCTCATACTTGCCTTCCTTAGCCATTTCAAAGGGAGCATTCTTGTAATCCGATAGATTTGAATAAATGGTATGGACTTTCACACCTTCACGTTCGTAATACTTCGCATAATCCGGGAAGCTCATCATCACACCGATTGACCCAAACTCGGAAGATATCTGATTAGACGCTATGATTTCATTACAATATGATGCAATGTAGTAAGCCGCAGAAGCGCAGAGGTCACAATGCGCCACTACAGACTTACCCTTTGATTGCGCATACCGGATGGCATCAACCAGCGGGGCGATGGCATCGACACTACCACCACCCGAATCTATATCAAGCAAGACAGAAGAAATATTAGAGGATTCCGCAGCCTGGCGGACAATATCCGCCAATTCGGTAGCACCATAGCTGCAATAGGTACCGTACTTCAGTAGGGTACCATGAATAGGAATAATGGCCGTGCTGTCTTTCGGAGCATCCGCGAAGCCGTTTCCGGATTTCGCTTCTTTCGCACCGGTGGAGAGCAGAACCGGTATAGGTTCTACATCGGAGCGTTTCGTTGCATCTTCTTTCGTGATGCCGCGCTCCAGTAATTTATCAACCAGTATCAGGTTGGCTTCCACATCGCGGAAAGAGATGAACCACTTCCCACGGCAGACCGCACTATATAATGAAGAAAATGCCATTTTTTTGTACCTTTTAAATCTGGTACAAAATTACAATGGCAGAAACCGCTTAAAAGGACTCTAAAACTTTTGCCGGTTCCGGGCTGGAGCGCTTAAAAGAGAGCGTCAGCTTCGCCGGATCACCACCGCGCTCCATTGACACGTGTACGGGAAACTCATCCGTACCGATCACTTTCTTTTCCTCATTCGTTAAGCCGATCAACAGCAATCCATCAACGGAGAATAAAGTACGAAGTTGACTCTCCATAGATGAAGACGTATCCGTCACCGTTGCTTTCAACTCCTGCTCGACGGGTTTTCCCACCTCTTCCCGGCTTTCTTTCCATTCTCCGGATGAGACGTCAATGAATACCCATGTGCCATGCACCTGTAACTTGTCACTTCCCGGTACATTTCTAACCTCTGCATCAGGCAATGGTAGAAAAGACATTGCACATAATTGCGATCTTTTGTTCTCGACACTCATTTTTACTTAAAGTTTAAGTGATATTTAGCTGAAAATCTGATTTTTAATTAGAATTTAATTGGTTAAATAGTGTTATTCAAATAAGGATAATTGAATCTCTCTATTCACCTCCCTTGTCATCCGCTGGCGATTACGATAATCGTATTTCTTCACCGCGTCGTAATTCAGCGCATTGTTCTTGATGTTGTATGCCAGGAGGAAGGCCCGGAGAATCTTATCCTGCTTAAAGCCTTTCTCGTATCCGGTCACAAAATACTCCCGGATCCGAATACGGAAAGAGGCCTCAATATATTCCTGAAGCATTCTCTGTTTCCATTCGGGAATATAGATGAAGTTCTCTTGCAGAATATAGTGATTCCACTCCTTAACCGGAAGGAACAGCGTTATCGGATTGTCTTTTATCGGAAGCCGTGGTGGGCGGTCTGTCACCGTCACCATTGCCTGTATGAATTTGCCGATATCATTAGCAGATGTCACACTCACACCTTCATCAGTGCGAGAGCATCCGAACTCATGATACAGATAATCATGAAGGTAGGGCTGGAGATCAATTATTACATTAGGTTTCATGCGGTAATGGTTTGGTTATGTAGGTCGGCGGCGTTACCGCCGCTTTCCCCATTAAGAACTGTACGTGCGACTTTCACCGCATACAGCTCCGATAATTCAA